TCGTCAGAAATATCGATATCGAGCTTCATGCATCCCCCTCCGGCAGCGCCCCGTCAATCAGGCGGGCGCGTGCGACAGCTGCAGGTGACCACGGCACCGACGATACCGGCTCAAAGCCATCAGCGCTTCGGGCAAGCGTAACCACGCTGTAACCCGTTAAATCCTCAACCACCATCAGCAGCGACTCGCCGCGCTGCAGAACGGCCACCGGGTAACGAAGTGCCGACGCCAGACGTCCCAGCCACGATGCACCAGCTTCCCGCAGGCTGACCGCCGTCTGTGCCGGTAAGGTGATCACCGGCGATGGTAACGTTGCACTGTCGCTGATTGCCGCCAGTACTATCGGTGACAGTGCGCCGGTGCGGCGAAAATCCTTACCGGGACGTGCAGGCAGTGAGCGCACCCAGCGATCGAGGTCGCGGTTCATCGCCGAGGCCAGCCGGTTGTTACGCAGCGTTTCATACACGGCCTGCGCGGCAAGGCGTGGAGGGGCGTCCGCGCTTTTCTCCAGCAGCGACTGGCCCAGCCCCGCCAGATACCCGCGCCCCGGATTGAGGTGAAAGCCCGCATCCGGCACCATCATCCGCCCGGTCTTCGGATCACGAAACGCGGTCACTGAGCGCATCTCCCCGTCAGTGCCGTAAGGCTGCTGGATTGTCGTCATGTACGCTTCCGAGGATTCAACGCCTATCGGATGCGCATCAACCTGAGCCTGCGTAAGTGCCCTGACAAAGCACCGGCAGTTGTAGCCGTTCGGCGGGAACAGCTCATTCCAGATAGGATCGTCCCAGCGAAAGATACGCCCGTGCAGGGCCGCATGCGCGGGCCGGGTGCGACCATCCATGATGGCATTGTACTGCCAGTAGGGGCGCTCTTTCGCATTCGCCACCATCCACTGCCAGCGGCCCGCTGCATGCGCCGACTGGATGTTGGTGCGAAAAATGGTATCCAGCCGGTACGGCATCAGCTTTTTACCCTGCAGCACGCCATCATCATCGGCAACCAGTCCGCGCCCCAGCCAGCCCTTACGCTGCAGCAGCGGCTCCAGTTCATCCTGGAACTGGCGGAAGCTCATCCCTTCCGTAAGCGAGCGCGTCAGGCTGTTCTGGATATCGCTGAGAACATCCAGCTTTGTGATACCGGCCACCACAAACTCCACCGCGTGAGCTTCGTCCTGCATGTCCTTCCAGCTCATGGTGGGCTTCAGCCCCTTCGAGCGGAAGTACGCTATCGCCTGCGCCGGTGGCAGGGTCATGGCAAAGCCTGCGTTGATATCAGGCATCCTGCTGCCCCATTGCATCGGCGATAAACACCGCCTGGCCGACCAGCTCACGCAGGGCCATATCGTTCAGCGTCGGGAAACTTGCCGCGAGCAGCTCAAAGACCTCGTCCGGGTTACGGGCGGCTTTCACTTTATCAATCAGCGGTCGGAGCATAGCCTCAGCGGCCTGACTTGCCTGTGCCGCCAGCATTTGTGGGGCCGCATCCAGCTGCAACTGAAGCCGGTCTGTGCTGTTCTGCGGTGCGGACAGGGCCGCAAGACGGGCCTGCATTACCTGAGACAGCGCAGCGTCACCTGCCTGCTGGCTGGCCAGCGGCTTCAGGATGGTCTGGCCTTCCTGCGGCAGCGGGATACCGCTTTTCTCTGAGACCCACTCAGCGGTGACACCAAAGCCCGCCTGCTGGGCGCTGTTCACCACCTTCATCAGGTGCTCAAGGTCAACAGCCTCGCGGGCATCAAACTCCAGATACGGCGCACGCTCCGGGTTAAAACGCCCGTTCATCGCCAGCACTGGCCACAGCAGCTGCTGGGTCAGCGTTTCCGCCGACACCCAGGCATCACCGACCAGCAGATCGTGGCGCACTTCGTTATGGACGTTGCCAAGCGCATTCGTGGAGCTGGCACCATCGGCCTGGCTGGTCAGTGTCCCGCCAAGTATGACTTTTGACTGTACCTTCTCGCACCAGTTCACCATATCGAAGAATGGCGCGCTCTGACCTGCAGCCGGAGACACCAGCTCGATTTCGGCATTAGACGGAATGATGCCGCCGCCCTCGCGGGCCAGCATACGGATACCGCGCAGCAGCTTCAGGCGATCGCTGTCGTTCATAGTCGCATCATACTTACCGATGCGGAACGGCAGGCCGTAGAGGTTCAGGAACTGCGCCCAGTCACGGGCGGACAGGTTCTTGAACAGGTATGTCCAGACCAGCACGCGAAACAGGCCACTCTGCGCCACCGGGCCGGATTTGGACTTGTGCTTATGCACTATCCAGCCCATATCCCACAGTTCTTCGCCGCCCACACCGCCCCGGTTCAGTCGGATGCTGTCAAGATCGCCCTGCGGCATGGTAAAGGCCCGCGCCGGTCGCTTATGGAACGCTGACGGAAGCCAGAGCGCCCCTTTGCGACCCCATTCGATCTCGATGCATGAAAAGCCGTGACCGATAGCGTCGAGCATATCCATCAGCATCTCGCGAAAGCCGGGCAAATGGCGCAGCCACCAGTCGGCCTCTGCCGCTATTTTCTTCTCCGCCTCGGTTGCATCCGGGGGCGGTTTGACGGAGAACGGCAGCGTCAGCAGCGCACGCTTACGCTTTGACAGCTCGGCGAATAAGTGACCGTCGCGTTCCTCCATATCGGTAAACAGGTCGCTCTGCGCCTGAATGTCGCCCTGTTCGGCAGCGCTGAACAGGGCATACACACGCTGGATATCCAGCCCCGTAGAGGGGTGGGTGGCGGTATCACCATACAGAAAATCATCGCCGCTGCTCTGCATGTCCTGAGTCTTATCGCGGCTGAAAAAGCGTTTAAACGTGGTTTTAATGTCCATTTACCATCCTCCCGATCCGAACCCGTCAGAGCCGTAGTCGTCATCATCGTCATGCCTGCGGCGCGTGGGTGAGTCAGACTCCACGGCCTCCAGCTGGCTGACTGAAATAAATTCAAAGTTGCCCACGCTGGTTGACGCGATGGCAAACAGCATATGCAGCGCATCCGGGCCATCATCATGATCGGCCATTGGGAAATGCATCAGCTGTTCGCGCAACGTGGCCAGCGCACGGGCGATCAGAATGTGCTCGCTCTCCATAAAGGGCTGCAGGGACTCAATACGTCCGGCCTTGTCGGTCGAGGGAATAACCGAACGGGCCGGAACGGGCACACCGGCTTTCAGTGACTCCTCTATCAGCGTCTCGCGCAGGAAGTCCTGGAACTGCACCGACTCAAACGCCCACGCGACGCAGCCGAACTCGCGCTGCAGCTGGATAACATCGGTAATAATCTTTTTGGGGCGGCGCACGCGGATATCGGCGCGGACAACCTTGAGCACCTTTTTGATGCGGTGCCAGCCGCCAATCAGCAGAGCGCTGGGGTCGTTGCCCCGGCTGTTATGTTTGCCGAGCGACGGGTCGCAGGCACCGAAGTAAATCAGATCAGGCTCCAGCTCCCGCCACTCATGGATACAGCCGTGGAAGATGGCATGCTCGCCGCTGACGGGGTCATTCTGGTATTCGGCGTCGAAGGCGCGAGTGCCGACGCGCACACGAATCAGCATCAGCGACAGCAGTGGACGAGCGGCCCACGAAACGCGGGAGCCTTTCAGCAGCGCTTTTTCATGGCGGTTATAGAACGCCTTCGCGGCATTCTTGCCCTTACCACGCAGCACCGCTTCCCACTCATCCCACAGCGCCAGATTCTCCGGCCAGGCGAGGATGGCCTGAAAGCGCTTCGCGTTCCACAGCGGGTTTTTCATCGTGCGGGCCAGCACGGAATCGTAGTGCAGGATTGACCCGACATAGATAACATCAAGCTTGACCCCGGCACCACCCAGTGGCAGTACCGTGCTGTTGAGCCACTTCTCCAGCTTGTCACGCTGCTTTGGCGTCACCACGTTCTCGTCGTTTTCGAGGTCATCGAGGTGAACCAGGTCAGGACGATATGCGCCATGCTTACGGCCACGCAGACTCTGCCCCTGACCAGCCGATTCAATTTTGATGCCCGATGCCGTCAAAATGCAGCCGATACGCCACACCTGACCCTGTCCGCATGCTTCCGGGAAGTCCAGCGCCAGACCGGCGTTATAGAGCAGCTCGGCCTTGATAACCTCCAGAGACTCCGCCGACTGAGCGGACGTGTCGAAGGCGATAATGATGAATTTCTTCAGCTCAAGGACGACGCACCACAGGTCGAACAGCTGCTGACCGAGGGTGGTTTTTGCTTCACCACGCGGGGCGGCAATAACGTCATTCTCGCTCTCAGGGCTGGTGACAATCTGCGGCAGGCGCTCATACAGATACTCGTGCAGCGCACTGGTTTCCGGGTGATGGAGGTGATGCTTAAAGTATGTGTTTACGAAGAAGCGAAACCCGGTCACCGGGTCGCTGACCTGTAACCGGCGAGCCTGTATCGCCTCCGGGCTGCTGTCCAGACCACAGCTTGCGCTCTCTATGCGGTCGCGCAGCTCACCCTGAATGCGGGCAATCTTCTCGCGGAAGGCTTTAAGCGATGATTTGGACGACACTTATCTGCCCTCAGTCCTGGCTGCGGTTAGCCAGCGCCGCCTCAATCTGCTCCAGCAACGCGGATTTTGCGTACCACACCGATTTGCCATAAAGACCATCGGCCTGGTGAATCTCGCCATCTTCAGTCTGTACCATCAGATAATCGCTTTGCACGTATACGCGAACGATGATATCGGCCCGCACAGCATTGCGATCGTTCAGGGTGATAAACTGCTTAACGGGTTTGGTAACTTCAGCCATATTTCTTCTCCACTATCTGCTGAAACTCAGGTAACACGTCCAGAAAGCCAGCCATCAGCGCCGGGTGCTTATCGCTGAGAAAGGCCGCTAAATCTTCCACCACGCCCGCCGCCACGATCAGACGATCGGTCTCCGGCAGAATGCGCTTGCTGGCGGCAATCATCTTGTTGAAGCCGTCCTGCAGCTTTGCCAGCAGGCTGGCGTAGTCATCGGCTGGCAGTGCGGCCTGACCGTCTGCACCTTCACGGGCCTTGCGCAGCTTTTCCATCGCATGCTTATGGTGCTCAAGGAACTCCAGCAGCAGATCACGGGTGATATCCTCCGGCACACCGGACGACAGGCGGCGGGCCGCACGCTGCTTGTCCCAGTCGTCGCCGCTCTCCCGCGACTCACGACGCCAGCGAATAACTGACGCCACGCTGACCCCGTGCATCGGCCCAAGCACTTCGGGGGCGATCCCCTGGGCGATGTAATCGCGCCTGACGGCATCCCTGACCGCTTTCGGGTGCGCCATCAGCGGCCCCCCGAGGCATCAGTTCGGCGGTCTATACGGTCGTTCATACGCTCAATCGACTGCTTAATTTCCGAGAGCATGGCCATAATCTGCTCCTGATCGCGCAGGGCATCGGATTTGAGCTGAAACACGGTGTACATCTGGCGGTTTTCCTCCCACAACCGGTTAATCGTGGAGTGGAGCGTTTTGATCCAGAAGGTAAAGCCGAATGAAAACACCCCAAGCAGAGCGGTCTGCCAGAAATCAGCGAGAGGGTTTGCGTCCATTTCTATTTGTCCTTATCCGGCACGGGCCAGAAAAATGCCTCAAGGGCGTGAAGTTTTGCGGCGTTCGTCTGGCACCAGGCTCCGTAGTCGGTGGCATGCCGCAGCAGGGCGTCCGGGGGGAGGCCCGGACTGTTACCGGCATACGCGCCGGGCGCGGGTGGCATCGGGGCCACCGTGACCATCGCCCGTGGGGGCTTACTGTCCTGAACGACTACCGGCGCGG